TTGCGAGGGCTGTTACTGCCATGACCTCAAGAGCCGAAAACTTGATACGGACCGATTCTACAGCCCCGCTAAGTCCTGACATGCTGTCATAACTTCCGGTCATATTCAAACTTTGTTTAAGTCTATCAAGAGTTGACATTGTAGTTTTAACATTTGACTCAAACTGTTTATTGTCAAACTGCATCTCAACAACTCTTGAATCGATCGTCCTGCTCATAGCTTAGTAACCTCCCTCCACGCATCGTTTACGATTTTGTCAAAAATAGGCTGAATAGCAGGATTGATGTAATCTCGCCCCTGTACCCAGCCGCCGTTACGAGTTCCATGTCCATACTGTAGAATGATAGCTATTGGAACTCCATTTTGAATATTTGAGTTATAGAAAGTAATCGTCGCTGATCCTTGTTTATTAAGTATGTCATAATACCATAAATTAGCTGTTTGTCCGGAGTCTACGGGTGTTGCAGACGCAAGGGCGGCTACTCCCTCTCGACCATATTTGTCAAGATCTCCGACGCGAACAGCCTCTTTTGCTCTCTCTAAGAAACGTGTCAGTTTAGAGAAGTCACCCTTTTGTCTGAACCTTATCATATAAAATTCTCCTTTTAGAGAAGTTAAGTTGTACCGCTGTTTGACGTTGAGACACTTGTATTCTTTGAAATGACATCGACAATAGTCCCTATAGCATCCGATGCTGTTTGTAGTTCTGCATTGCTATCTTCAAAAGCAATCTTAATAGCAGCAGCAAGTTCCTCCACAGAAATCTTTCCGTCACTATTAGAGTCCGCAGATGCAATCCGCAGCTTAAACTTCTGGTAGATGTATATAGAGGCAGGGATTATCGCGATGATTGCGCTGGCAATGCTCGAAGCGGTATTGTTGCTCCCATAAATCAGATTGACCGCCGCGAGAGCAAATGCGCCAATAACACTCCATAATGTCGCACTCGTTTTAAGTTTTGTAATAATAGTGTTCATTATTATCCTCCTGTTCTAAATTGCGGGGCTATTATTGTTGCCCACGCTATCCTGCTTGAAATCTGCAGCCTTTGCCGATTCAAAAGTTATTCCACCTTCTTTGTGATCCGACTTCGCAAGGTTGAGATACCCAGTAAGACCGGCTCCGATGATTACCTCGGCCAGACCGACAGAAGCCGTAAGCCACGCTGCCGTGGAAGTATACTCGTTTCTAATGCAGTAATACATCAGGACGAGAGCCTCCTGCGCGATTATAAATCCAGCAAGTACGACCAGAAGTGTCATTACCTTGCTCCATTCGCGCTTCTTCACAGGCGCGGAGGTTTCATGCTTGCCCGGTTCCATTATGCTTTACCCATGATCTGAGCGAAGCGGTAAAGTACCGTTACAAACTGCTCACGAGTCAGAAGATCCTCCCACATATAGTTCGGATTTCCGTCCTCTCCGGTTCCGCCTCCAGCAATCAAACCGATTTCAGTAGCCCAGGTTCTAGCCTCTTTACTGTATGTGTTGCTGTCGTTGTCCTTCAACTCCTGCCGCATTTCCAACCAAAGCTCCTTAAATTTTTCAACGTCCATATCATCATCCTCCGTATTTGTTTCAGTATTAAGCCGCTTATTGACCTCATCTGCTATTTCCCCATGCCGGTTATATAACCAGTCGCCAGGGCATGATTTGGATGCAAACCATCTATGTACTGTCATATTCTGTTTATCTATCTGCCCGATTAGATCCTTATCAGCCTTCCACAACAATGCTTTAATGTTGTTTCTCTTGCAGATATCCACCAAAAGGTCAATCAGTGATGCGTATGCCTCGTCAGACACAGGCCACGGATCAGCGGCTACAGTATTAGCCACTTCAATAGTGATCGCCCTGTTATCATTAGATGAAGATGAGGTACACCATGATCGATCGGCTTCATCAACATACAGTGCAATACGTCCGTCGCTGCCAATCCCATAATTACTGCTAGCTTTACGATCCGGGTTAGCGAAAAGATTCCCACATCTCTCAACACTAAGATTTCCAGCCATACAATGAATAGAGATGGTATCAATAACGTGATTACGTTTACCGGAGTTATTCGGTGATAAATTTGTATAGGTTGCTAGCGAACTATTACTCATTTATTTACCTCCTTCCTTGCATATTTATCCTTTTGTATTTAACTGTTTTCTACGAGCTGCATTCAAAGCAGCGTTTTGACTCATTATGTCTTTCTTACTTCTCTTCTTGGGTGGCTGATTCTTAATATTACAAACTTTAATTAAAGTAAGAAGACGATTAAGATGCCACTTCTGACACTCAAATGGAATGTTTAACGCAATCATCCAATAATAAATAAGCTCAGCTGTAATTTGCTCTCTACTTGTTTTACTGGTTTTTTCATCTGAAAAATAAGTGGCTGTCATCGGGGCTTCTATATATTCGTTAATCTCGCTAATGTTCCCATTGGTAAGATAGTTATATACTTCTGAATCCACGTTCTGCGTAAGAGTCATAAATTTTATGTAATCCAAAGTTTCTTCGGACGTTTTATTATCCTTAGTCAGAAACGCTTTACACCATTTAGACTCCCATTTTGAAAGAGAGACGAGGGAATGCTCCAGTGACAACGTCTGCTCTTTTGTGGTGATAAACTCTTGTTTTTGCTCATCCCATTGTTCAACTGCCGGTATTGTAATCCGAAGCATTCTCAACCCTCCCAATATTTTTACTGATGCGTAGCTGGAGCCGTCGCCAAATTAGCAGTGTCTACCGGAATAATACCGTTCACAAACTTAGCTGCTGCATCCGCATCTGTTGCCAATTCCATAAATAATTGAGAATATGCCTCTGTCTGAGAAAAAGCTGTAGAAAGATCTTCAGATTTGATAAACCTCTTTCCATCCGGAGATTTTTCACCGTAAGCTTTAAGAATGATCTCTTTGAAAGTCTTGATAATTCTTTCTCCATCCTGGGCAGCGACGATCCGGTTGAGCATTTGGGTCATGCCCCCGGAAACACCCATCTCCATTTCCAAGACCTCTGCCTTGGAAAGATTAAAATAAAAATCCTCAGTTCTTTTGTTTCCGTCGAAGTCCTCGTAAGTAATGGTTTTTTTCAACATGATAAATTTTCTCCTTTCAATAATAAAAGTAGGGGAGCCGCCAACCCGTTATCCTGAATTACGACTCCCTCAAAACGAATAGAATATCATTAGCTATAGACAGACGATTGTATTGGATTTCCGAGATTATCCAAAATCAATTCACTGTTTGAATCTCCTAAATACGCATAGAATTGAAAAAGCTCTCTAATTTCCGAAATCAAAGGAAGTCTTGCCGTGGCATTAGAAGAACCATATAATACTTCTTCTATACCTCTTAAAACGTTTACTAAACCGGATAATTTAAATTTTGTAGAGTCAAGAACCAAAAACGCAGTCGGTTTAAATCCATCAACCGATGCCGGATTAGTACTTATCTCCCAGGAAAAAGTTATCGCTTCTGGATTATCATTAATAGTCGCGTAACCCTTCTCAGAAGAAGAAGCGAGGCAATCATAGATAAGATGAATCTTATATCCATAATCGGTTCTATCTTTATCGTTTCCGATCAAGGTTCGATAACATAAACCAAAACGCGATTTCTTCTGTTGACCAATCGTAACTCCAGGGATTATTGCGTGTTCACCGAGACATCCCTTGAATTCATCCGGATACGTATAAGCCTCAATGGTGGCGCCAAACTCCTCGGCGGAAAGGAGATTCAAATATTTAATATCATCAGCGTATATAGGCGTTGGCTCAGCGCCGGAAGGACTTTCGGTTACCGCTGTAAGTCCATTCCAGGCGACACCGGTCGGATATATTTTTGATACTTTCAGATATAAAACGGCCTTATCAATTCCAGTTTCGTAAAAACGTTCACCGGTCTGATCCCAAATAAGTTTAGACATGTTTTTGTCCTCCCCGCCACTTAGCTTTAAGCGCTCATAAGTGTAGCAATTTCGTCAGGGAGGGGTAGTCGAGCAACAGTCGGAGTTTCGCCATCTGTTCCATAAAGAATCGCTTCTAGAGCAGCCAATTTAGCAGCGTCAACCTTAGTAGAATCGATTGTGATGGAAGCAGTCGGTTTAAAGCCAGTCACGGAAACAGGCGTGGTGGTAACTTCCCAAGAGAAGGTGATTGCTTCGGGACTTTCGTTAACGGTAGCATAGCCCTTCTCGGAAGGAGCAGCCAGAGCACCATAGATGATGTGAAGCTTGTAGCCGTAGTCATTGCCGTCGGTGTCATTACCAAGAATTGTCTTATAAGAAAGACCAAAGACTTTACGGGACTGTTGTCCGATCATGACACCTGTAGCGATTTCCGCAGATCCGTCGCACTGAGCGAATTCATCCGGATACGTATAAGCCTCAATGGTGGCGCCAAACTCCTCGGCGGAAAGGAGATTCAAATATTTAATATCATCAGCGTATATAGGCGTTGGCTCAGCGCCTGAAGGACTTTCGGTTACCGCTGTAAGTCCATTCCAGGCGACACCGGTCGGATAAGTACCGCCAGTCCCCTGAGGGTAGAGCACGCCCTGTTTTACACCGGTTTCGTAAAAACGTTCACCGGTCTGGTCCCAAACAAGTTTAGACATGTTTTTGTCCTCCTTTTAAAAGTTTAGAATGAAAACGTCATGATTGAGGTTGTCTGATTCGAAGTGTCGATTAAATTGACAAGTGGGTAAAACCGCTACCTTGTAAACAATCGGACTATCAGGGTCCTCATCAATAACCGTTACAGAATATTTCCTCTGAGATAAATAAACCCCGTCATCTGCAAACGTATTCTCGATATCTTCGAGACCGTAAACAATGGCGGGGTATTTCATCTTTAGTGACTCAGGGGGTTGAAAATACACGTTTCGACTTCCGAGAATATTCTCGAATAGAGTCTGTAGTTCAAGCCTACTGGGCATTGTATACACCCCCTATAGTCAATATTAGCCTTGGGTACTGAACTTCAACATTTGTAATCTTCCATTTAGCACCCATAAACTCAACGTATCGCATCGAATGAAAATTCTCATTGGCAAACGGATCGGATACGATNCTGATCTCATTTGCGACNTTGATGTTGTCGTTGAGTTGNTCGGTGGTTTGAAGTCTGCGAGTATTTCGAACAAGCTCACCGTAGTACATTCTCTCGGTAATCTGTTCTTTCCACACACCAGGCGTCGTTTCCACCGTTTCAGCGTAGCCGATTACTCCGTAAAATTTAGCCATTTTGAATTTTCTCCTTTACTAATCAACCTGCCGAAGACTAAATTAAGCAGTTACTTTAAGCTCCAGAGCAATTGCCGCGTAAGGCTTAATCAAAGCTCCGGAACAGCGAGTCTCGATAAGGTACTTCTGAGCATTGTAATCGATGTCGAAGTCGTCAAACATATTAACAGCTCCGCCCTTATCGGCGCCAACATTGTAATCAACCAAATTAACAATGATACCCATTAGAGTCAGAGTATCGACGCCATCAACTCGTGTTAAGCCCTCCATTACCGGAACAGTAACAATTTCTTTCACACGAAGAGTCGTGGCCAACTTCGCGACGGAATCATAGATTATACGGCCTGTGGTATCCTCCATCAACAAACAATCAGTAAGTACATCCTCTGTTGTATATAGAGTAGGCTCGCCGGAACCCTTGTAGTTCTTCCTTGCTTTGATGGCAGTCCTTATAAACGCTTTGGCTTTCTGGTCGGCGGTTGCGCTGGAAGCGACCTCAACAGCAGATTTAATGGTGTACAGATCATCATCCTTCCAAATAGGACGAATATTCTGCTCATTGATTTTATCGTCCGAAGAGGCGAGTCGACCATCACCAACAAGGAAGGCGCGGGAAAGTTCTTCGTCCAACATCATGCGCATTTCAGACTTAAGCCAAGCCACCACATCGAAATCGGTAATATCCACCACGTCATCGCGGTCGAGTTTCTGCTTCTTATAAACCGTTGTAGGAGTAGTGGTTCTCTTCAAAAGAGAAAAGACCTCATCGGTCTTTTGATTACCCTTAACGTAACCTTTGGCACGGGCTTCTTCAGCTGTAATATCTGCCAAAAGAGATTTGATCCGAGAGAATGGGGTCTTATGTGTAGCGTCGAAAACCTTACGCACCCAACCAGTATCTCTACTAATAAATACAGGGGTATCGGTAACGTTCTTTGCATCCGGGAACAGATAGTCGATGTTTGTAACACCGTGAGCAATAGCGCTGTCTCTCAAACTTCCATACCGCTTAGCGTCAGTGATAATCGCCTGCATATCGGAATGGCTTATAACGTTCTCTTTGTTCTTATCATCCTGATCAAATACGTTTTGCTTCATTGTTTTATTTCCTCCTTTAGAATCATCATTGTTATTATCTTCTGGCGCTCCAGCTTCCTCGAGTGCCTGTCCGATCATTGCATATACTACCGTTTTCTGTTTTTCGGTAAGAGTATCGAATACGTCGGCAACAGTTTCCTCGTCTTCTTTTTTCTCGCTCTTAGGCTCGTCTTTCTTATCCTCGGATTTATCCTTCTTCTGCTCATCAGCATGGTACAGTTCAATATTTTCACCGGTATAGATGATGGCTTCCTCATCGGATACCTCCCCATGGCGAATCACAGAATCGATAAATGCCCCGGGGTTTGCACCTGCCAAAACGAGGCTGACTTCACGAATTGCACCATGAAGCACGTTGGGACCCTGTTGCTTCAGCTGATTAGCATAGATAGACAAAGCAGACACGTCGCCATGCTCGACCAAAAGCTTTGTATTCTTGCCAGATTCCGTTTCATTGAACTTACAGTATGCGTAGACACCCTCGTCGCGGTTCTCCAGCAGTGCGTGCCCAAGAACATTCAGAGGGTCATTGTGCTGGTGGTTCCACACAAGAGGAACCGTCTGACCATCGTTATGCTTAAATGCGTCTTTCAATATGGTTCTTCCATCAGAGCATTTGAGATTTGCTCGGGTAGCCCAACCACTAAAATCATATTCCTTCATTTTGAATTTTCCTCCTTCGATTTTGTAGTTACCGTCCCAATCTTTTCTTCAGTCACATCATTCACTGAGTCGGTTTTATCTTTTGACGGCTCACTTAGATTTTTATTCCTAAGTTCGTCCGCTTTCGGATCATCCGACGGCTTCATTCCAATGATCTGTCTGATTTCATTCGATGTCATTATCTCGTTTCGAGTAAACTTATCAGCAATTTCAGAAATGTCATTAACTGGAACAAGCTTGAACGGATCTCTGAAGAATGAAATCGACTGCAATTGTGACCGAGCGGTTTTTGTGAGAAACTTTCGTTTCATCTCATCAACAATAGCCGAAAGAAGAGGCTCAATTGTCCGGTTATAGTAGTTCAGCATTGTTTTATCATCCGCAGTACCATCTAAGATGCTCTGAGTGATTCCCAACTGGCTGTATAGCATACTCGTTAGGTATTCAATCTGCTTCATTAGATTGTTCTCGACGGCACGATTCAGCTGTGTAATATGCTCAGTACCATCGGTATAAGCAATACCATACTTAGAACCAGCCAATTGATCCTCTATATCTTTACGCCGTTTTTCGGCCTGTTGACGCCTTGCCTCTGTCTTAATGACATATGGTAGTTGAATAATTAAATCCAATTTACCGGAACCACTCTGTTCGTCAACTACATCCAAGAGATTGAGTTTTCGAACAAGGCGCTGCATAGTTGAATTCGGTTCATTGATAACTGCATACAAAGGATTTTCAATAATAGCTACGGCGTTTTTAGCTAGTGGAATGTCCTGTTTTCTTCCGGTTCGTTCGTTGTAAACCCGAACCCTGATGTGTTTTGGATACCATTCCAAAATTTGACCGGTTCGCATGGAGTAAATATCATAAGAGCCGGTAATCTCCGGGTTATCGGTTGTGTCGACTGGAACAATAGCCACACATCCTTCATCAAGCATTGACATAACTATATCCTGAATAAAGGCTCTTCCGGTTTGATCAAGGTTGGCTTCAACGGTGAGGCAACCGTTTAACCCCGAATCGATGACGGATAGGAAACGATTGTTTTCGTCAAGTCTTACATGCTGAATGTTAACTGAAGAAGCGTCTAAAGCAAGCCGATTGTATACTGAAGTTACTATTGAACGCTCATTTCCGCGTGTTAGTCTCGGTCTATCCGGACGATAAGTATAACCAGTTCCAACATTTTTAAAATAATCGGTGGGGTCTTTATTAAAAAAAGCATTCCAAGCATGTTTTAGTCTGGTACCCAATGTTACCTCCATTTTTTTGTCATCACCTCCTCTAGTTTTCGATTTTATCAATAACGGTATTTTTGTATGCGACTTTTCCGGAATCATAAATTCCATTCTTAAGTTGGTTCATGTTATAACCTTGGTCAGCAAGAGCCATGAAAACTCCAACTTCTCCTCGTTTGGCTACAAATCGCACAACTTTACCAGATGGTGATGTTAAGTCGGAAACTTGTTCGTTCATTAGAGAAGCCATTTTTTTGTTATAAGAATTAATGGTAGCCGCACTGAGTTTACCGGATTTATTAACAGCATGATGATTTCCTGTATCGAGTTTATCGATCTCAGTAACCAAATAACTCATATATTTTTTCGAAATATCCATCGAAACGTCCACAAGAGCACCTGGCGATAATGAATGTTTCATCTCGTTTAGGTCTAGCCGCATGTTTGTCAAACCACCCCAGACATCGTTTACATCTTTATCTGGAGAAGCAACTTCTTTAAAACCAAGTTTGTCATAAATATGTTTAGCATCCGGAGAAGAACCTGGAACCTCTAAAGTGACTTGTTTGGCTCCGGTATCTTTTGCTACTTGAATAGCTGCTTTCATGACGGCTGTACCATAACCACGGCCCCTAACAGATTCGTTGGTTGATACCCAAACAACGTTTATTGAATCTGGTGCTTCTTTATATAACGTTATGTCTCCGACCGTATTACCATCAGGATCTTTGATGTTAAATATAGCGGTTTTTTCTTGCTCCGCGGCAGCTCTCTTCGAATACTTTGCTAAAAACGAAGCTAACTTAGAAGAAGGTTGTTCTGAAAGAGTTATCGTATCTCCAGATTTTGTCTTTATGTTCTTTATGTTCTTTATGTTCTTTATGGTCTTATTGCTTTCTTTTGCATATCTGATTTTTCCGACAGCAGTTCGACTACCATCTTTATTCTGGTAGCGTCTGACACCCCATTTCATGCCGAGAATGCCGAAATGGGCCAATCCATTATCCATATGTTAATCACCACCTTTACTCAAAAGCATCTTTATTTAATTTATAGGCGATATAAGCGTCCATCATAGCGGCCACGGCGTCGATCTTCTGCTCGTATCGTTTTTTAAGCAATTTACGATTTCCGTTGGTATCTTCAAGTGTGATACAGTTTCCCATAGCAAAGCTCATCAATTCTTCGTCAAATAAAAGCATCCGCTCCTCAGAAAGTTTCTTTAACTCTCCTAGAGGAACGGACTCCGTTTTTGCACCCTGTATAACTTTTTCGATTCCAAATGGACCGTTTTCCGATTCCCAACGCTCTACAAATTCCTTTGCGTTATATGGATCGAAACCAAAACATCTAACGTCATATCCACATTCGTTTATGTGATTATCCAAGTCTTCATAAACTTCCATCATGTCTAAAACAGTTCCCTCAAGGACAATTAAACTTCCTTCTTTCATGAAATGATCGTATTTGATTCTCATGGCAGCAGGGAGTTTCATTAGCGTTAGTGAAGATATATAATTTCGAGTTTTGATACCGAAGCAACCATTAGATAAAGGAAACAGAAATGTAAATGCACAAAAGTCGTCTCCTTGGGAGAGGTCACCACCCAACGCACAAGGCATTTGCCAGAAGTCCCTCTTTCTATGAGGAAGGGTTTCTTCATAAGTGAAGTAGTAAGTATAACCCTCCATGGGAATGCCAAAACGTTTTGCTAAAATATCGTTTCTGGCTGCCGGAGCTTTTTCTGCTCTTTCAACATCCAACTGATATGTTTCATAGGTGACTGTTTTACCAAGATTAGGATTAGCTTTTAACCACATCTCCGGGTTTGAAACCTCATCGATTGAATCAAGTTTATACCACCAAATTGAAACGTGAGGGTTAACATAATCGCCTTTAAGTATGTCTGCTAACTCCATTTTGATTGTGTCGCCACTTCCATTACGAACCGTACCTTCCGAACTAGTTGCCACTATTAAATAATCATCAACTTTAGAAGCACCTTGCTCAATGGCTCCAACGACGTCCTCTCGAATGTCTCCCGAAAGCCATTCATCAATAGTGGCTACTTTTGGTCTTAATCCCTGAAGTTTGGAAATAGACATCGGACGTATTTCTATCAAAGAACCGGTAAGGAAATTCTCAATACCTTTTTTTGTAGAGGCTAACTTCATTCGTTTAGCTTTAGCTCCAGTAGTATTTTGTAATGAGCCTTCTGTTAGAAATTTAAACAGAGGACCTCTTGATCGAGTTATAGCTGTACGAATAGGGGACATCACTTCTTCAGCTTGCTTCATTGTTGGGGCAGTTGTGATTTGATGGGTTGTCGTAGTATCTACATTTTGGAAATACGATTGGATACAGGAATCGTACAGAGATTTAGCAGCTCCTCTTCCAACGATAAGATATTGTTTATTAATTAGGCGTTTCTTAATAGTCTTCTTTACGTAGCGTCCACCGTGTCCATCTGGATTTGGTTCGTAAACGCTTCTTTCAACAAAATAGTACCAACCAAAAACTTGTTCGCCCCATAACTTAAAACTATCTAACAAGTGTAAGTCTCCGCCATCGGTTAAGGTTAATTCGCACTCGCAATAATTAATCCAACCTTCGACTGCTTGGTCATCATAGTAAACCCCGGGGTTGGCAATGAGATCATCGATACGATTCATCTCCATAGAGATTTCTTTACATACAGGAATCTCCCCTCGGATAACGGCATCTCTAAACATGCCGTAATATTTTGGAACGGCAGTGTTTGATAATGCCATACTCAATTCTCCTTATCCTTTTTTT